CATCGTGGCTCTAAGCAATGATACTCCTGTTGTCATGACAGTAGCAAATACTACTCCATACACAAATGACTTGCAGGTTACTATTAGTGGTGTTAACGGTGTTGCTAATGCCAATGTTAATGGTAAAACATTTTATGTTAAGCTTGCGAGTGATTTCCCTTCGTCTGGTAACGTATCCTTGTATACTGATGCAGGTTTAACTACTGGAGTTAATGGAACTGGATTAACTTACACCAATTCTCCCAACGCTATTGCAACTGCTATTATTTCTTCGGGTAGCGGAACCGCAGCAGCTGGCGGTTCAAACACTTCAATTCAATATAATGCCAGCAGCGTGATAACTGGAGATGCAAACTTAGTTTATGATTACACAGGTAAGGTTTTATCTCTTAATGGTGACGCAAACGTAGGTAATCTCAACTCCAACGGTATTGTTACATCTACTAGATTTGTGTCAAATGTAACTACCGGAACTGCACCATTTACAGTTACATCGACTACTCAAGTAGCAAACTTAAATTCTGCAACCGCAGGTACCGCAGGTACGGTAACAACTAACGCACAACCAAATATCACATCAGTTGGTACACTAACATCATTAACAGTTACTGGAAACATAAGTGGTGCAAATATAATTGGAAACCATTATGGTGCCGGCAACAACCTATCTAACATTCAAGGTGCAAACGTATCGGGTGCAGTCGCATACGCAACTACAGCAAACGCAGTGGCAGGCGCCAATGTTTCAGGCGCGGTAGGTCTAGCCACATATGCTACGACAGCAAACGCAGTGGCAGGCGGCAATGTTTCTGGTACAGTTTCTTCTGCAACTAGTGCTACGAATGCAGCCGCAGTCCTTAATAATTCAGCATCAACTGGTACTTATTATATTCCATTCATCTCGTCTACTGCGAATGGCAATTATACACACGCATCAAATGCCAACTTCTTCGCTAACCTAGCTAATGGATACATCACTGCTACTGGTTTTGTAGGAACACTTAGTGGTTCTGCTACATCTGCAACTACAGCAGGTACAGTGACAACTAATGCACAACCAAACATCACATCAGTTGGTACGCTGTCCGCAGTCTCCGTTACTGCAAACGTAACAACGGGCGGAATTAAGACTGATAATTATTATTATGCCAATGGCGTAGCAATTAGTTTTGATGGCGCATATAGCAACTCAAACGTCGCCTCATATTTGCCTACGTATACCGGAACGGTAGGAGCAACCGCGCTTACTACTGGAGCAAACACAACTGCCGGAACAATCACAGGTAATTGGTCCCTGTCTAGCGGATCAAAACTACAATCAACTTACGCTGACTTAGCAGAATACTATACCGCTGATATTAGCACATATGAACCCGGCACCGTATTACAGTTTGGGGGAACAGCAGAAGTAACTGTAGCCTCCCCCGAAACAAGTAGGGTCGCGGGAGTAGTTTCTACTAATCCTGCATTTGCCATGCATGAAATATGTGCAGCACCTGCGGTTCCAATTGCACTACAAGGACGTGTGCCATGTAAAGTTACGGGTTCTATTAGAAAAGGTGACATGCTAGTAAGTGCGGGATATGGACGCGCAATGGCGTCATCTTCTCCGTCTATGGGCACAGTTATAGGTAAGTCTCTAGAAGACTTCGACGGTCTCTTCGGTGTGATCGAAGTAGCAGTAGGTAGACTATAACATCTCCTATTTTTTTAACCTTATGATAAATATAGAAAGAACACTCGGTTGAGAGTTTACGCGGTTACCCACCGCGTAGTGGCTAGAACCCACACATAAAGGAGAAAACAAATGGGACGTCCTCTAAAGATTGCGAAGGCACAAGCAGTCGTAACTATCACAAACACAACTACTACGACCAACGTCGTAACAACTTCAGCAAATTTCACCACGCTAGGTATTATTGCAGGTATGCCGTTCGTAACTGCATCTAGCATCGGTGGACTTACTGCCGGAACGCTATATTGGATTCTTAGCATATTGAATGCAGGAAACAATAGCACCTTCACTGTTTCTGCAACACCGCTTAATGCTAATCCAACTAATGCACAAGTTCCACTAAGCACTGCTTCGGGTTCTGTTTCGACTACTGTTGCTCCAGTTGACATGTATTTCAACAATCCAACCGGATCACAATGGCCTGCAACTAATGCAAACACTTACTCAGTAGTAGGTGGAAATACTGCTCTTTACGGTAATCAAGTTCTATGTAATGTAGGATTTGGTGTAAACGGCACTGGTACTGAGTTTGCTTCCACGTCAAGCAATGTGGTTGTAGGATTAGGTACTGATTTTGCAAACGTTGCAACTGGTACTATTCTTTACGCAATTTGGGCTGATGGATCACAACAACTTTTAGGAACTACGACCTCAACTAACGGCAATCTAACGGTAGCTGTTGCTAACACTACTGCAACAGGTAACGTTATAGGTACTTCAGGTAATGCTCAAACACTTACTGTAAATACTCCGGTGGTATTTGACGCATCCTTCGGTAACCTAACTGCAGGTACAACTTACTTTGTCAAAACTATCGCTAACGCAGCAGCATTCACTGTTTCTACTACACCAGGTGGCGCGGTGCGGGCACTAACTTCAAACGTTAGCGTAACTGGAAATGCAGTTCAAAATCGTGTTGTGTTGAGTGCCGTTTCAGCTAATAACTCAAGTGGTCCAACTGGTTACGGAGACCCATTCGTTCAGGTTCTTCCAGAAGCAGGATACATTGTGCGTCAAAAGGGCAAGCAAAAGTATTTGGTAAAGGGCACTACAACTGGTATCGTGGGTGCAGCATATACTGCTAATCTTGCTAATACTGCTCTAACACCAAACACAATGACTATTACTGCAACTTATGCAAATAGTTCAACTGTTAATGTTCAAAGCTTGAGCGATCACACTGCGGAACTATTCAGTTCCACTTCAGGAACTACTGCTACCGGCAACATCGTTCTAGAAAATGCAAACCCTGCATATGCAACGTTCAATAGTGCAGCGGCAGCAGACGCAAATACAGCAAATGCTCAACCTTACCCAATCGTGACTATCGGCGCAGCGTAAGGCTTAGAATACTATGGCGATTCAAACTTCAGTTGAGCAATTAAATCAGACCGAAACCGAAGTTGCGGTCCTTCAGGTAAAGTACAAAAACATTGATGAAAAAGTCAGTGATTTGAAAACTGACTTGAAGGACCTTCGCACTCATATAGATAAGCACATAGAAGATACTCAAACGCTTATTAAAGAATATCAAATTGAAAATGTTAAGGCTCACAAAGAAATGGCAACCAAAATCACCGCTTTAGAAAAGTGGAAATGGATGATTATGGGAGCAAGTGTACTGGCAGGAGCAATGGGTTGGCCAGTACTGGGCAAATTATTAGGTATGCACTAATTATTTTTCAAGCGATCTTAGTTTTTCATTAACGATATCAATATTGACAGTAGAAAATAAACCAGGATGTAATGGTTTAGGGTACTGTCCTTCTTTAACCCAAGCATATCCCACGTGTTCGTCGTTCAACACCGGAATAAATTCTTCTGTAACTTCACAAAAAAATGTATTATATGTGAATGAGTTATTCACAAATTTTTGAATTGGAATGAGCTTCCATAATGGATTAAACATTCCTATTTCTTCAGTACATTCTCGTTGGATCCCTTCATACAGGGTTTCAGTTTTTTCTATTTTTCCGCCCGGTATACTCCATGTAGGATTTTTTTGGTCGGCTCTCAATAGATACAGGTATCTATTAGTAGAGGTGCTGTAGAAAAACACACCTGCTGCTTGAATAATTGTCATATTGGTATTTAATCTGATATATCGGTGATATATTAAATGACTATCGAATAGTCACCCTGATCATACCAACCCTCCACAGATTTAATCCACATTCCCTGAGTGTTTACATAACGATACTGAACGTTTGTGGTTAGATTGGTCACAAATTCTACACCAGAAGAAGCTTGGCTATCAAATGCAACAAACCATTGTCCCGTTTCAGCATCATATTCGATGATGTCATTTGCATTGGCTACTAAATTTCCCCAAGCAATAGTGCTGTCACCGGTATGACCGATATGTTCAACGATTAAATATCTTTTATTTGGAGTAGGTCCCGGAAGCCCGGCATTAGGACCAGTTAGTAATGGAT